ACACTGCTAGGTCAGTGTGAGAGGATTTACTGTTGAATATTTATACCTGGTTTTTCGAGGTATAGATATACGATGGTGATCCCTACATGATTCTGAAAATAAATCTTCCCAAGTGGCCGGCTTTGAATCTCTTAGTCGAGCACTCAAGAAAAATGTTTCACGATCATGCACTTCATAAGTTCTCGGAACAACTTGCACGCACTTTATCTTCTCATAAAGAGTGGGTGAAGTGAAGTACGATTCCGGCATAACGAAAGAGTATCTCGCTATAAACGGGACATCGCCTGTTTTAATAGGTAACCTTCCTACTATCTTTTCAATTAGTTGATAGTAATACTCGGCTACCTGATTAATTCCGTGTTTCATAAGTTCTGCTGCATGTACATCAAGTTCATGTAGCGCTTCCTGTGATTTCAGAAAAAGTATTCCACGATGGAATTTCTTTTTCCTAGTTGCAGAAAGTTTTAATCGAACAAAAGAAACATCCTGCCCATAATAGTAATCAGCCCCACAGGATTCTCTAAAGAAACCTTTGCGAAAAGATTTCTTTAAGTTAACCTGGAATGAAGCTTTAGATAAAGCTTCAACAGCATAGTCATACCAATCTGTCGGAACGACAATGTCGTCACCATAGACGTATACATGACTGCTTACAAGTTTGTAAGAAAAACCTGTCATGTTGACTATATACCGTACGATTGCTAAATGGATCAAAAGGGCCATCGTGGGAAATGTTAAACCAGATCCCATACCTGATAGTTTACGTAATTTGATTTTCTTTCCAGATGGGAGTATAACTACTCTCGTCCTTCTAGATATAAATGCACGTAAACCAGGTGAGTATCTAACAATATGATCGACCACAGCACCAGATGTGCTGTCGGAAGCATCTTTTAGATCTAATGTGGAATACCCTTTTGAGATAGAAGAACTTTCAGCCAATTTTTGATTGACTGTTTGATCCTGGAAATTAATCCGATGGCGCGTAGCTCTTTCAAGAGATTTCGATAAGAAATCGAAATACGCCATCTGATAGCCAAGTGAGAGAAATGGTTCTCTAACAATTGTTCTGGGACCGCGGGAGTCTTTGGGTACAAATAGTACCTGAGACCTATCGCATTCGTCCTTGAACATTGGACACGGTGAATAACGAGTTTCGCGGCGACTATATGCATAATCACGCCATTTTTCAGGCGACGAAATATCATATATTCGGCGAGTAAACCATTTTGCACCGTATTCACTTGACTGTACACTGGAATATGTACCACTCCCGCTTCTAGGGGGATTGGCAGATAATATGTCGTGTACTGATGCGGATGAAATCTGAGGATAGTACGT